TCTCTTCAGCGATTGCCGCTGCGGCTTCCATTTCGGCTACTTCTTCATCGGTTAGCTCGATGATTGATTCCACGCCTGTGGCGCAGTTGATTTCGATTCGTGTTGGATTTGTCATGTTTTTGATACTCCATATAGATAGGCGGTTGAGTATTGCAGGAATGTCTGTGTTCCAGCGGGCTTCATTGTGATGCGGTTGATTGCAGAAGTGCTAGACCATATTACAGCCATTAAGTTTAGATAAGAAAGAGATGCATTATTTTCCATCGTGCCATCTACTATAAATGATTTATTGGATGAACCCGCATAATTTGGAATGTAAATATCTACATTGCTAAATGTGCTTGCTGTAGCCCCACTAGCGTTAATGATACCTGAATAACCCGAAGTGTTATTGTCAGAAATTAAAGAAGTGCCATCTGCTTGTAAGTATCGGCTAGTAGCTGTATAACCGACATTGTTAAAATTGAGATACAGGTATCCAAAGGCTGGGCCAGCCGAAGCGCGCAATGACAACTTCAAAGCTAAATCAGTAAAGGTGTTAGGGATAGTGTTAAAATCTATTTCAGTTACTCCACCAGCACCAACTGTTGATGAGGCTATAAGTGTAAATGTATCAGGCATTTATGCCGCCTTTATTCCGTATAGAGTAAATGTAGAACCTTGTTTCAAATTTCCACCGCCCGCGATTCGAATACTTGTAATGGCTGCAGTTGATCTCCATAAACTCACAATGGACTCTGTACCTGGAAAACTATTAGCTGTGGCACGATTAGCCCTTGATATTGTCGTTTTGAAAGTTGTGGTGTTGCTGTAATTCATAATATGGGCAACTATATTTTCTTCAATGGCTGCAACTGGGCAGACATACCAAGCAATATAGGCACTTGTCGCTGATGATCTAACGCTTGCCGCCGATGTGCCATTTCCATACACATTTGTAAAACTGTAATTAGAACCGGAATCAGAGTTGAACCTTAAAGTCACTGCATTGTCTGTTGTGCTTGCTCCTAAATTTGCTACAAGAATCAAATCAGTATAAGAACCCGAAATGCTCGAAAAGGTGTAATCGGCTTGATCACTTCCTAAAGTAGTGGTCGCAATTGGCGTGTATGTGGATGGCATCTATTTATCCTCTAATTCCGTAGAGTGCGAACTGGGAATATTGAACAAAATTCGTTCCTGAACTAGTCAAAGTTAATGAGGTGATGGCATTGGTATCGTTTGAATATAGAAATGAGTTAAAAGCCACTACACCGCTGCTGTTATCTTCTACGCCTTGCAATACTCTTACTGTCTTATTCTTATTGGTGTTGGTGTAGTCCAGAATGTCCATAACAAATGCTCCAAATGCATTGGATACTGAATTTGTGGCAGAGATTACGCCTTCGCCGTTAGTGGCTGATCCTGCTCCTGCACTTGACCCTACACCGAAAAGAAAATGGCGATAGCCAATGGCGCTACCATTTAATGATAATACAGAGTTACTGTTAATGCCGCTTGAATTTTTAGATATTGCTCTTACCTGTAAATGTTTGAATGTGCCAGGGATTGACGAGAATGTGACAGAACTTTGAGAAGAACTTAAAGTATAAGTTTGAATTGACTCATAGGAATTGGTTGCACGCGAATAATTCTGCGATGCAATAATCCCAAGTATTGGACTCATTACGATAAATCGCCCACGATGGTGAAGGTATTGCTAGCTGTGCAAATAATTGTGCAGGCTGAATATCTTGCGCGAAGCACTGGGGCAGCTGCGGTCGCACCTGTCGATGTGATAGTCACACCAGCCCCGGCCGCAAATGATGTCAAGCCAACGCCGATTGATTGCACATTAATTGTGTTACCCGCTGCAAATACTGATGGCGGCACTGTAACTGTCACAGCTGATGCATTTGATGTAGTGACTAGCTTGCCCAAGTCTGCGGCTACCAATGTGTAGGTAGTGCCAGTCTGTGCATTAAATGAAAGTGTGGTGTCATCTTGTTCAGTCCAGGTAAAGTCCATGTCTGTATTTGATGCTTTGGATAGCACCTGGCCAGTAGTGCCGCCTTTGAGATCGACCATCGATGTATCAACGCCGCCCAAAGCTGTGCGAATTGCGGCCGCGCCATCTTTAACGAGGTCAGTGTCCGAAGGTACTGTCCAGCCAAAATTTGTAGTAGTAGTTGGCATTTCTTCTCCTTATGCCACGATAATGGCTTCGTTCCAGTCAAGTGTAGAACTTATTGTGTTCCATGTCTCTGCGACACTTACATCATCCCATTGCATCGACTGCAAGCTGAACGCGGTAGGTGACACATTGAGTGTGAGGTCTAGGCGGTTATAGCCTGCCCTGAATGTCCAGCCTTCGACAAAGCCCTGGAAGCGACCATTGACCATATTTGATGGCAGGTCTGTGATGTCTAGGGGTAAGCCCATAAACACATTAAGAAGCGCATCGCGGTCGCTGTCATCGATTTCAGAATTGCCCAGGGTAAAGGTGATGCTCTCGAATACATCCTGCGGCCAGGCTCTGATGCCTAGATAAAAGTTTGCCTGTGCTGTGGCATCAGCTGAATTGTGCAGGGTGGTCGGGATGATGTCGGCCTGTGATCCATATTGGTCAATTGAATCCTGGCTCAAAGCTGTGATGTCACCTGAACGCCATTGAATCGTGACCTTATTGCGCAAATCGCCCAGGCGGCGAATGGTGCGGATTCCACGCGATAGGGCGTGATTGCCGCTTACTGATATGTAGCCATTAGCTGCTAGGTACTCCGTGCGATGAGTTGAATCTGCATAACCGATTCGGCCTTGAGCATCCTCATATAAATAGCCAAGCCCTGATGTGGCAAGCGCAGAAACTAGCGAATACATATCGGTGACATCTGATGATCGTGACATCAGCTCATAATTGCCAGGCCTATCAACTTCACCCAGTCCAGAATTTTGAGCATTTGCCCATGTGGTAATCGGGTTATATGTTGCCCAGGTAAGTGCGGCAGGTACTTCAGCCCAGGTTTGGAATAGGGCTGCACTTAGAATTGTGTAAATCTGATTGCCGTCAAAATCCTTTGATAGCACTCCATTGGTTAAAGTCTTAGGCAGTTTAGACAAAGCGCCAAGCGCTGTGACTCGGATAGTCTCATTGATGCCGCCTGTGCCTGTGCTGGCTACCTCGACACTTGAATCAGTAATGAAGCCGCCAAAAATATCTACATAGGTGCCAGTCGAATCTTTGACCTTGATAGTTAAGCCATCATTGACATCGATGGTCACTGGGGTCAGATTCAGATTGATGATTTCGATGCTGGCATATCCTGCACGCGGCTGGCTGTAAATATCTGTGCGGCCTGATACCACTGTCAAAGTAGAAAGGGTTATGTCTGTGTAATCAACCCCATTGATTTGTAGCTGCCATTCGGGTGTCCACTGGGTCATAGCTTGTACGCCTGCGCCCCTAGACCACCGCGATAATATGAAGTGTTGATGACATCGACCACCGCACGCGCTACGCCTTCAGGATCACCAGCTACGCCGATGTTCACATTGTTGGTCACATAGCTTGCAGGTGCGCCACCCAGGGTTGCAGTAGGTGTAAAGGTTTCAGGTCGGTATCCCGCAGGTGCGCCACCGATAGTCACTGTGGGTACGAGTGCCTGCGCCCTTGCAGCTGAAGCCGATGCGGCCGCTGCTCCTGATGATGCACCGCTCACTGATGGCATTGCCATCGATGGCACGGATGGGATAGAAGGCGCTGATACTGATGCGCTAGATACTGATGGGGTGTTGAGTGTTGGCTTATTAATTGTAGGAATGTTAGGCAAAAGCGGCACTGCGTTATAGGCGCGGATAAGCGCGTTGATTCCATCGATTGCGCCACCGATAAGGCCATTGATTACCTTGATGACTCCAGCGATTACATCGATGACACCGCCTGCAATTTTGCCAACTACCTGAAGCGCGCCGCCTAATACTGTGCCGATCACTGGCGCAAGGTATTGGGCGATGTAGCCGCCGAATTCCTTGAATGTGTCCAGGTTATCGCCTATCGCATTTTTAACTGTATTAAATGCTTTCAATAGGCCATTGATGATTGGTGTGAATACATTGACGATGATATTGCCCAGGGTGGTGATTGCTCCACCGATGCCGCCTTTGTCTAGGCCAAAGCCACTGGACATTGCATTGATTGCCGGCAGTGCAATTTGGTTGATGAATTTCATCAGCTTTTCGAGAATAGGCAAAAGTGCAAAGCCGATAGTCTCTTTGGCTTCATCGAAAGCAATTTGCATACGAGCGATTCGGCCAGCATAGGTGTCAGCATTTGCCGCAGCTGCGCCGCCAAATAAATCTGTGAGTCTGTCCTGCACCTGGGTGAATGACATGGTTTTAAGTTCGGCAGCTGATAGACCGATGCCTAATCTGCCCAGTGCTGTGGTATTGCCGTCATAGGCTTTGCCCAGGCTATTGGCTACCGCTTCAAGTGGCTTACCTGTAGCTGTCGATACATCCATTGCGATCTTGAGCAAATCCTGCGCTTTTTTCACATCGCCTGTCGATAGCGCAAGGCGCTGCAAGGCTGGGCGCAGCTCATCATCTGCCACACCAGTGGCCAAAGATTGCTGCAAGATAAATTGTTCAGTGGCGGCGATTGCGCCCTCTGTAGCCCCTGTGGCGTTCTTTAACGCTAGGGCTAACTGTGTCTGCGCCTTCTCATCCTCGATGGCGGCCTTGACCCCATCCACGCCGATTTTGACGGCGTAAGCGCCAGCGGCTGCGGCAGCTGCAACCAGGGCAGCGCCGACTACTTTGCCAGCCTTTGAGACCTTATCGCCAAAAGTCTCGACATCGGCTGTGGCGGCCTTGAGTGACTTATTGAGGTTATCTACATCGCCGAGGATGGATAGCTTGAGCGTTCTACTTCCTGCCATTAATCGAACCTCTTAACTATCTCGGAAAATCCTTCTTCCCACTTCTTCACGATGTCAGGCTGAATACTGCGCAGAGTTGGATATATCCACCATCCACGCGAACCGCGACCCTCACGACCACTCCATACTGGGAACTGCTTATATTTATTCGAGCCAAATTCTGCCCCGCCCCAAAGGTCACGAGTGGTTGCACCACCGCTGAATTTTTGCGCCGCGAATCCGTATGAGATTTCGCCCAGCTTGGATGATTTAGATACTTTTGAGCCGTCAGCGATTCGAGTTGATACCTTCGGGATGGATCGTGCGTTGCGTGCTGCACTCTTAACCTTATCCGATACAAATTCGGCAAGGGCGTTTGATTTGGCTTTTGCTTGGTCAAGTGCTTCCTCATCCATAGCCTTAAAGGATCGAGCGATGGCACGCAGTTCAGCTTTGTCATAGCTGATTCCCTCACTTGCCATCGGCTCGCCTCTCTAATATCTCCAGCGCTGTGATTACATCTTCAGCACTTACAAATTCGCTAGTCGGTAATCCTGTCGCGATTGCCAAATCCCAAAGGGTTCGGCTTAGGCTTCCGACTGGGTAACTTTTGGGTCAGAGTTACCGACCTCGACATTTGCGACTGTTTCAGTCCAGACATCGATTGGCTTTACAGGCTTCCCAGCTGCTTCGCGCTTCATGGCGTGATACGCCAGGAATATGAGATCAGATAGCCCTATCTTCTCCTGCGCTTGGCTGATGATGTTGCCCGTACTCTTTTCCCACTTCACCCATTCAGGTGGGGCTGCCACAAATGTGGCAACCTCGCCCGAATTGAATTCAATTGTGATTGGTAGTTTCATTTTTGCTCCCGTTTCTTTTTTTAGCTAAATGTCTCGGTTGGTGTTCCTACGACTGTGAATGACAAATCCACTGTCTGTGCATCAGGTGCAGTACCGCCCACTGCTGGGAATACTGGCATTACATTGAACGCAAAGACCGCGCCAGTTGCAGCTGTAAGTGATGCAGCTAGTGTGGTGTTTGGTGCTGATTCGCAGGCAGACCATAGAGCCTCACAGAGTGATCCTGTAGCGCCCCAGTCTGCGAGCATTGAGACATCGAAAGTCCATTGATCGTCAATGTGCTTGTATGCCTTGCCATCGAGTGTTTGATATGTCTCGATGGTTGGTGAATTTGCGAGTGTAGCGCTGGTCGCTTGCGCGTCATAGTTAACTGTCGCGATCGTCAACACTAAATCGCGACCCGTGATGATCGTTGTTGGCACAGTATCTCCTTAGTTTGTTTGAGTGTAGGTCGTAGATACATTGATGTCAGCTGTAAGCATTGTGCTTGCGCCAACTTCTAATGGGGTTGGACGATCTACATTTCCAACCACATATCCCGCAGGTATAGCTGCAAGAATTCCCATGATGAGCTGCTCCAGGTTATCCAGGGATGCAGGGTTTGAGTTATATGCCACGATGGCAGTGATAGTGAAGTTCACTTTGACTTTAATGACCGAACGCCCGATGAGTTGCTGCTCCAGGTAGGGCGATGATGGCACGATGACGATTGCTGGCGGGATTGGCGATTCAGGCACATATCCGTAGCTTGTCGCAGCTAGTGAATTAAACGCGGCCGCCAGTGTTGATCGTGTGCCAGCCAAAGTGGATGCTGGCATTTACTGCACCACTGTCTCGACATCGAGGAATGGCATGAGCAAAGTTGATACGCGGTTGGTCAAGCTGCGACCCATTCTGTATGGGGTGCTGGCAAAATCCACGCCTTCGATTTGGCCGCCAGCTGCTACACGCGACTGGAATACTTCGACCGATACCGCCAGGATGGCTGATTCAATTGCATCATTGCCTGCATAAATTTGAGCGGCTGAATAGCCTGAAAGTGTCGCTGTGCCAGCTGGAATCATATCTCGAACTGTCACATTTGCATTTGTGATTGCAGCTGTAAAGTAATAGCGGCGGTTCATCGCATCAGTATTATTATGTTTGCCAGTGACTGTCACTGTCGCGCTAAATGGCGCAGGAAGCCCGGCAACGACTACAGATTGACCCGCGACAAAGTAATGCTCGCGCTGGGTGTAATAGGTTGCGACATTTGATGTCAGCTTGTAGGCATTGACCGCTGAAGTATTAGCGACCAGCATAGGCAAAATTACGGCCTCGCTAGTGTTAATAATTTCGTTGAGATAATCGTTATTGTATAAGGATTCACTCACGCCCAGCACTGATCGCAACTGTGCGGCTGTGACTATGCTGGGCATGAGTGTTCCTTTCGTTCGGCTCGGCCAGCACGGGAGCGCACTGGCCGATGATTAATTTGGGCGATTAAGCCTTGTTATTCTTGAACGCGCCTGCACCGATCTTGGTTGCAATTGCGCCATATCCGTACATCATCACGCTGATTTGACCAGTTGCGATGACATCTGCACGCAGCTGATAAGTAGGTGACTCATACCATGTGTAGGCATCAGGATTGACAATGAGGATTGAACCATCTGTGTCAGTTGTCGCAGCTGTGTTTGCTGTGACATAAAGATCGAGTCCTGCGACATTGCCGCGAACTGAATCAGGGCGAACTACACCGCCAGCGTTTGATGGCTGTGATGCGTTGTAGATTGGTCGGCCGCTGTCATTAAGTGTCATAACATTGCTCCACTGGGATGTATTCATAATGATATTGCGAGCAAATCCCTGGGTGCCTGAATAAACTGATGCTGCACCGCGAGCAATGATTCCGAGAAGTTCGGCAGCTGTTGGATATGTTGCAACTGTTGTCGCATCTGTTGATGATCCTGAAACTAGCGCAGCATTTACAGCTGTGTCAGTAACTTTGGCATATTGCGCAGCCATATTTCGCATAAGCTCATCAATAAAGAGGGGGCTTGAGCGGTCGAACAACTCGACTGAAAATGTTTGAGCGCCCGAATACTTCTTCACGCTCACGCTAAGGAATTCAGAAGTTTGATCTACATCTGCGACTGTGCCAGCTTCATCTTCGACTGTAACTGAAGGAAGCTGTGTAATCTTAGGAATTTCGAATGTCATACCAGCATCAGGCAAAGTGCCACGGCTGATTGCATCGATGTTTGAGCGAGTAGAATTAGCAAGCCCGTTGATTACAGTTGTGAGCTGGCGTGTAGGTACGAGGCCAGCATTGTCTGTGGTATCTGCCGCTGCGGCAATATATGAGCGTGCTTCTTCTGATCCGAGTGCTGCGCGAATGTTCATTTCGAGCTGCTTGCCAGCTGAAAAGTCCAGGCGTGGCTTTGTGTATGCAACTGCGTGTGCAGCTGCGGTGATTGACTTCGCGGCTTCGACCGACTCTACGGCTTCCGCGTTTGTGACGGCGTTTTCCACTTCGTCTCCTTCTGTTGGTTGGGTTTCTTCTGCATCCTCGGTGGATTCAGAAATTTCTTCATCGCCTTCTGTGGCTGCTACGCGCTCAACGCGTGCCGCATCAAAAGCGGGGTTATGTGTAAGTGCAACGCCTACAAGCTGGGCTGCGCTTACTACCATCGTGCCATCTTCGTTATAGGCAAAATCTGTCGCTTCAGCTTCTACTGAAAAGCCATCGCGCAAGCCATCCATCGCTTCAACGAGTGCATCATTGCCAGCGGATGTTTGGCTGATCTTAAATGTGGCCGTAATCCCTGAATTGTCAGGATTGATTGCCATGTCCAAACTGCGGCCTATCGGTCTTGAAGAATCATGCTCAAGGTTAAGTTTTACAGAAGCTGGCTCGATTGAACCTGCCTTGAATAGCACTTTGCCAGTTGATGCATTTGCAGCTACATCAAAAGCCACGATCTGCCCTGTAATGGTGCGTGATTCTGAATCGGCTGCGGTGATGCGCATGGGTGTTGTGATTTTCATAGGAGCAAGTCCTCTTCCTCTCTAATTTCTTCGACCGACATTGCGCCGATACGATTGAGAATTTCATAAACCTGCGCGCGCTCCAAAGGATTGCCACGCAAGAAGTCATCGACATCGAATTTGACATCTGTACCCGCTGGCACAAAATCCGCAAAACTCATTCGCTGTTCAAGCACTGTCATGTAATTTCTAAAAGCGAAGTCCACGAGATCGCGCCTTTTATCCAAAGCGTTGCTGTATGTGAAGGTCGATTGCTGTGCATCGACAAAGTAAGCAGGCACGCCAGTGGCGCGCGCTAATTCCAGCGCCACATAATTGCGCGCTTCATTCAACTGGATTGATTTAGGATCAAAGCCCAAAGTCTCAAGCGTTACATCTGCATTAAGGAAGGCTGTAGATTTATTTGCACGCGCTGTGCGCCAGGATGATAGAAGTTTGGCAACGCGGTCGGCCGGCAGCGATGTGCCATTTGATTTTAATATCATTTGAGGAATTGGCTCGACTGCAAAATTCATCGCGGCTTTTTCAAGTGCCGCCGCAGCTTTAATGGTGCGACCTGCGCGCGCTAGTAAGCCCTCTGATTCGCCAGCAAATACCACGAGATTTTTTGGATCGACATAAACACCATCTACCAGGTACGCGGTAACTTCAGTGCCATTTTGATTTGTTTGTATGCTTACGCGTTCAGGAGCGATGCGCTCCATCGAGCGGATTCTTCCTGTGTCTGCATATCTATCAGTTGCGTATGCATAGGCTGTAGGATGAAAAAATAAATCTGAAATCAACCACGCCCAAAATACTGATCCTGCAATTCGTGGGTCAGGTTGATTAATAACGCGCGGTGATTGCACCTTTTCGCCTGTAGCAATATCGCGACAGTGCATTGGAAGCGATGCAACTGTCTGAATGATTCCCAGTGATCGCGCAATGGTTGGAACTGTCATTGCTTCGGCGCGTGATGCGCTTGTGGCAGTTATTGCAAAAAATGGCGAGGCCTCGGGATACAAAGGCGCAAGCGAAGCCTCGACATCATTGACTTGAGCTGGAACGGCAGCCTTCGTCAATTGTGGTACAAAAGCATCGAAAAATCCCATGCATGAATTTTAATAAGTGCGTAGCAATTAACCCACCATGATGTCAAGGTCTGTCTCTGGGCGTGTCGCAAAGTGTGTCACGAGTGCTGTGGCCACACTGGCGCACACTGCGGTGGCGCTCGCCCGTCTGCCTATTACCCAGCCGCCATCGCCTCTACGCAGCTGAACGGCCGACAGCATTTGTGCCGTCAGTTCAGGATTTGGTTTATAGTGAAGCCGACCGCTATTGATTGCACCGAGCATTTCATCACAGGCTTGTGGGTAAGCCGCATCCATGTCAAAGATTGCGATACCCGCTGGCGCTAACCTTGCAGCCACCGCCCCAGCTGTACGCCGCGAGTAAAGCACATATTCGAGCGGATACTTTCGGGCATAAGCCGCCAGGTCATTGGCAATTGCCTTGTCATCGAGCTGCAACTGATTTTCCCAGGTATGTAACAATTTGATACCAAAGGTTTCATCGCCCAGCTTCTGCGCGCCAACCAGGGCGGCAAATTTTCTGTCAGGCGATAGGTCTATTCCCAACCAGGTTGATTTTTCTTCATCCAGGTCAAAGTCAGGGTCAGCACAGGCAGCCCACTTATTTGAGTCCACACAGCTCTGAATCGATTGAACCCATCTACAAAGTACCTCGGTCTGCACGACATCAGGTGGATCGTTGAATACTGCGCGGATATTGTCAGGGTGGATTGTGATGCCCAGGGCTGGATTGCTGTAGGCCGCATTTTCCATCGTGACTTCATCGGTCGGTGCGCTCCACTCGAAATAGCCGATGTCATCTTGAGCGCCGCCGATTGATTGCATGGCGCGCTGTCTAAATTGGTTCAGCACAATGCTCGCGGCATCGCCTGCGTTGGTATAGCTGATGATCATGGGATTCTTTGCAGCCATCAAGGTATATCGCAACGATGCGAATGATTCGAGGTCGGTCATTTCGCGCAGCTCATCCAGGTGGATAGTTTCAGGCTTTGATACACCGCGAGCCGCTGAACCCCCCGCCTTAATGATGAAACGAGTGTTCATATTTGTCTCGATTTCTTCGCTGCCGTGACTCCATCTGATGCGCTTGACCTGCTTTGCCAAGTAATCGCTCGATTCAATAAGCTGAACAAGCTGCCTGAATTGCTCCAGCGATGTAGATAAGCGATGCGCAGACCCGATTTGCAAGGATTCTTCCCATAGGAAAAGGCCGCCCAGGATTCGCAGCTGCATCAAAAAACTTTTGCCATTCTGCCTGGCTACCACGCAGGTATTTACAGGGCTAGCCCAGCGACCATTTGGCAAAACCTTGTGGCTGTGTTCGATGAAAAATTTTTGCCAGGGCATGAGATCGATGTTAATAGTTGAGGCTAAATCGATAAGTTCAAGCCCCTTTGATGGCAAATCATTGAGCGGCGTGTGGATTCTAGGCGTTGGATGGCCATAAAGGGCTTCTGTATCCCTACCCAAAACCGATTGAGGCCGTTCTAAGCCCTGTTCAGCCCCTTCGAGGCCTTTTGGGGCTTCTGCGTGGCTAGTCATGGCTTATCGACTCATTTTGGGGGGTAAATCCCCCAGGAAGGGTCAGGGGTGTCTTGGGTGTACTAAAAAACCGCCCCCCTTTGCTTGAATTGCATGATCTGCACAATAGCTGCAAGTTATCGTCATCATCTGTGCCACCTTGCATACGAGGAATAATGTGATCAACTGAATCACCTTCATTTCCACACATTTGGCAAATGCCACGATCGCGATTGATGATGCGTTGCCTTATCTTGCGCCATCGATGTGATGACCCATTCTCTGTCAGTGCGCTTGTCATTAATAGTAATTCCTTTTCTGATGAAAGCGCCAGGCTTTGCACATTGAACCATATCGCGCATTAATGTATTTGATTGATGCATCTATCTGCCTATAGCCATCGAGATTGCGATACCACTTACTGCGCATCTGCCCTAATCCGTAGTGACTCCCATTCTTAGCATTGACATCCCATCGTCTATTTTCTTTGGTGATGATGTCCTTGAAGCACATAAACTCATTCCATTCAATAATCCTAGAATGTGCATATAGCTTGTAGTGATCGATGCTCTTAGCTTGTGCGGGTTGCATCTTTAACAAATCAGCGCCTAGTAATAGGCATAGAAGCCCCACAACCACCATGCTCCTTAGCGAGCTACACGCCTTCAGGCGCTCGCTTGCAGAGCTGGATGGTAGCAAGCCTGTCAAGCGCATCGAGTTATCCACAGAATTTTGAGCGTTGTCTCGGCGTGTTATCCACAGGTTATCCACAGCCCTCATTGATGCCCCCATCCGTCACCCTTGAAATGTATGGGTGTTGCCTGATACACCCTTTCCATGATAATCGTGCAGTTATCGCAATTTGGAATTGGATAAATGTCATTGATGCCAGCCGATACGCTCTTTGGCTGGCCACACATTCCACATCTGAATTCATATATCGGCATGGTATGCAGTCTCCTTATCAAGTACGGCAACGCCCATCACACCGCAGCTATTGCACTGGATCACTTCTACATATTCAGGCAGGGTATCTGTCACCTTGCAAATTGTCTGTGTGGTTAGCTTCTTTTCGACTCTGCACTCATATTTGATTTGCATAGATTGACCTTGAGAAGTTAGCCATTGGGTGCAGGTCTGCCTGGCCTATCCACCAGCTGCCATCACTGCGCTGATGTGACGGCCTACGAGCTACAGCCACAGGAATCCACCCGCAGACATAGTATTTTGGCATCGATCCTGTGACCAGGATTGCGATGTCCTCTTTGCGGTCAAGCTCTGAAAGTATTAATGAGCCATCCTGCCACTTTGTCCATTTGACCTCGATGTTATTGCCCACATCAGCTAGATTCTTGTAATTCGATGCTTCTAGGTCGATGGGCTTTCTGAAGTATTTGGCCACTGCAACCTCTGCGCCATAGGCCTCACTTTGTTGCATGACAAATGCTGGGAAGTTTAACCGCTCTCTGTCATGCTGATGATTCCGCTTGACAGTCACGCCTTCCCACTGCGGGATGTAGTCTATTGCACGCCTAAGCCCGGCCTTTGTTACTGCGACCTGCGTGGCGTTATCTAAATCGATGCGGATCATAGGTGATTCCTATCTTCGCACTTCTTGCATATCCACTGGACTAGGCCATCATCGCGTGTGTATTCATTACACATCACATCGTCATCGCATAAATCGCAATTGGTGTATCCCCATGAACCTGCCTGCATTGTGTATGTGTGGCTCATTTGCAGTCCTCACATTGCCATGTGACTGATAAGCCATCCACGATCGTGTGGCGGCCTGTAGCTAGTGGCTTTGGCTTATCGCATGAATCGCAATAATCCCATTCATTGACGATTTGCACATATCCCATTAGATACGCTCCTTCCACTTGCCATCGCTACCTAGCACCATCCACTGCGGTGGGCATTGCTGGGCTTTGGTCTTTTCGGTGCAGAAGTATGCCCCCCAGGCTTTGCCATTCTTTTCGCCTGATTTCCAAATCATGTGGCCATGCTTACAGATAGGCGCTTCAGCTTGTAGCTCACCGCCCAGCTCATCCTTGATTTGTTCCACAGCTGATTTGACTGTGGTAAAGCCATCTTCCCAAATTGGTTTTGCCCAGGGATCATCGTCGACAAATGCTTTTGGCATCGTCTCGACCTGCTCCATGTTTTCGCGGCTGGGCTTCTCTTCACTGCCAAGCACTACGCTGGCGCATCGACCGATGGCGCTGCTTACTGTGTCCTCGACATACCAGCGCTTCATTTGTGGATTGTAAGCACCCACCATGCCATGTGCGTAGTCGATAGCCGCTGGCTTCTCATCTTCATAGCGGCGGTAAATGCGGCACTCAATGAGAATGTAACCCTTTTCAGAATTCCAGTCGATGATCGATGTCTCGATGCGGTTGGTTGGATAAGTCGCGTGCAGTCTTTGCACCTTCTGATTGACTGTCTCGTAATTGTCCAGGAATCCCATTATTGCACCGCCTTGCGAGCTGCGATCTTGCCTCGGATAAATCCTTCGCGCTTGCCTTCTTTGAGGCCTGCGGTGTAACCGAATGTGAAGCCGATTGCGACACCTATCAATAGCCACATGGCCACTTCACCTATTGAATACATTTTTGCTCCCGTTCAGGGGGCTACTGTGCTTCGCTCCCTGCCTTAACTGTGGGGCATGGGTGCGGGATGGTCAAGAATCCTGCGTGTTTTTGGGCGTGTCGGATGGATTTTGAGCGGGCTTATCCTTTAGGCCATTTGATGCCAGCACTGATCCTAGTGCGCCAGTCAGGAATACTGTCAGCGTAGTCAGAAGCTCGATGAACGCACGATCGTTGGGCGCTTGAGCGCCTATGGGCTGCGTGACAAAGATAAGCGCGTAAAGCATCCCCAGCACCGACATGGCAAATACCAAAGCCAGGCATACGCCGATGAATACGATTAGGCGAGCCTTAAGCTGCTCATTTGTCAGTCTGCGCTGTGACCTGTCCTTCAAGTTCATCTCCATATATGTCTTGAGTGCAGACTCCCGTACTTAAACACTCTGGCGGGTTACATTCAGGCTTTTGCCAGTTCTCGAATTCTTGGCAGGGATACCTAACCCATCCATCATAACCGCAACTAGACAGCCCTATCGAAAGCGATAACCATAGGGCTATCCAGCGCGACCTTCGGATCACTTCCCCTTGATACCGAAACCTGTGTCATTTGGATTGAGCCAACGCACGATGACAGGCAGCACAGCTGCAAGCCCTGCACTAGCGATTGCCTTTGGGTCAGTAACCCCAGCCATATAAACGGCAACTGATGCCGCTAGGAATGAGCGCGCCCATGATGCGGCCATTGCTTTGATGTTTGTCATTTCTTTGCACCCTTCTTGAGTAGCTTCTTTTTTGGTGCAGCTTCAGGTACTACCACCGCAGGATATTCACCCTTAAATGGCACATATTTAGGCCGACCAAATCCCACGATCTCCTTGCCGATGGTGCGCTGCTTAATCATCACCATGCCGCCATTGCGTTGATCGCCAGTTCCCGATGTGTTGCCCTCGATGCAGGTGATGACCTTGCCATCGATTGCGGCCACGATGCCCACATGGCTAATGCGATCGACCCCATCATGTGGAAAGTCCATAAACGCATAATCGCCTAGCTGTGGCACTTCATGCCAGCGGCCTAAATCCCTAAACTTGTGTGCGCCTGTAGCTGTGCTAACTACCGATGGCGCTTTGACTCCAGCTTGTGCCAACACCCAGTTGCAGAATGAACCGCACCAGGGTAGGCCGTTGGCTTTTGTAAATTCTCCATATTTGGTCAGATTGTCAGGCACTTCGACATAGCCAACTTCACCCAAAGCAATTGCAATTGCCTGGGGTGCTGTGCCGACTGGGTATGTCATCCGCGTAGGGCTGCGATTTCGTCAGCTGTGAGGCCGATTGCTTCGAGCTTTGCGACAGCTGAAGCGGCTGCGGCAGCTTTGGCAGCTTGTGCGGCTTCTTCTTCCTGGCGCGTCTCTTCAGCGATTGCCGCTGCGGCTTCCATTTCGGCTACTTCTTCATCGGTTAGCTCGATGATTGATTCCACGCCTGTGGCGCAGTTGATTTCGATTCGTGTTGGATTTGTCATGTTTTTGA